ACGATCTAAACTTTTCATTTTTTGTTGTCCTATACTCTAGTTAGGGTTTTTGTTAATTTAAAAACAGTCGATGAATCCGTGGTTGGAGTCGCCCTTACTCTGACATTTCCAGAGTCAATATCAGCATCAAAAGTAGCGAGAGATGCACCTGTTCTGATTGTGCCAAATTCATTTAAATACACAGTTGTTCCATCATGCAACACATTTAAAGTAGTTACATGATAATTAGATCCCTGTGTGATTTGAATTTGATATTGTGCGGATCTAAATGTAGCAGCTACAAAAGTATCGATGTTAGATGCACTTGTTGTAGTTGTAGTTGAAGTTGCTGCCTCTATTGCAATGATAGGGGTGATACTACCAGCACCAAGTTCGATTCCACTTCTAGCAGTAACAACACCAATCGAATCTACAAAAGTTACATCATCGTATGTGATAGTTCCTGCAACCGATATGTTACCACCAAATTCTGCGTTACCACTTACAGTAAAGTCTCCAGAGATGTTGCTACCACCTAGAGCTGTGCTTGCGATACCAACCCATTTTGAATCTGTTGCATTGTAAATTAAAAGTTGATTATCAACTCCTTCAAAACTAACATCATCAAGATCCTTGATAAATCCAGCACCACCACCACCGATTGATGCAAGTTGGTATTGAACTCTTTCTACAAATAATTTGTAATGTTTTTGTAGTTGATCTACAGTAACAAAGTTTTGATCTATTGGAGTAAGTGGGTCATCATTGTTTGTATCTGGTGGATCAGCAAGCATCGTGCCTTGCTCTTCTAGTTCCTCCTTCAATACTTCTTGCTTGCCTTTTAATTCTTCAACGATTCGATATAACTCAGAGATATTAGTGGTATTGTAATCATGATGATTGTTTAGTTTTTTAATATCTTTTGTTAGGTCACGAATATTTTCATCATAGTATTTTGGTTTTGGTAGATTAGATATCTCATCAGCCAAATTATCAAAGTATCCTTTCGATAAATCTTTTGCCTCTTTATTTTTGAGATTAAATTGCTTTACTTCTTCATCAACTCTTTGTTTAAGTGTGTTAAATTGACTCAATATTTGTTTCTTAAGTAATCTATCATCGTTCTTAAATTCATGATGATGATCCCATACTCGAATAACAGTCTCTTTTATTTCTTTTAGTATGTTCTCTTTTGTTTCTTGTAATTTATCACTTACCTTGTTTATCTCAACACGATTATCAAAATCTTTTGTCTCAATATTTTCAGATATATCTTGAACCTCGCGATCCATTCGTTCACAGATTGATTTAATTTTATCATCAACCTTAATAAAGTCATCATCAATTACACTGAATGTTTTACCAATCCATGAAAAATCAGGAACTTCATTTACTTCATTTACCCACTTTGGAAACTTTGGTATCTCAGACCTAACTTGATCAATCTGGTCACATATTGCTTTTATTTCTTCATCATAGTATTTGACAACAGGGAGATTAACTAAATCTTCATGAAGATTACTGATACGATCTTCAATGGATGCAACTTGATCGTCGTAGTATTTTGGTTCTGGTAATTCTTTTATCTCTTCTTTTACGCTGTCTATTTGCTCACAAACAGCCTCAATCTCTTTGTCATAATATTTGACTTCTGGTATTTCTTTTATTTGTTCTAATATTGATTCTAACTCAGAATCATAATATTTAATTTCAGGTATTTCAGGTATATCCTTTCTTACGTCACTTATCAGACGTATTATTTCTGTTAAATCTTGTGCTTCTTCAACTGAGCATGGTGTTGTATCAACTGCTGTATTTCCTGCTCCAACAGAACTGGAAGATTTTTTGGATCTACAATAAAATCTTCATAAGACGGTAATTTCTCCGACATTTTATGAGTAAAATATTACTTCGGGATTCCTCTCCCTGACTTATTTATTCTCCTTGTTAAGTCCAGACTTAAGTATCTTTGATAACTCGGATGTCGATCCTACAAATAAAGCATTGTTAACTGTGGATGGGCCTTTTGCTTCTTCCTCTTTATTGACATCCTTAAGTTTTTTCTGTAAATCCATTAATTTATCAGTGGCATCAGAAACACTCTTTATCAATTGTCCAGCAACTTCATATGCTCTTGGCATCTCACTCTCTTGTGCTAATTCTAATATTCCGTTTATTGCTTCTTGCCCTTTCTCTATGATGCTGTATAAATTTCCTCTTGTATATTCGTAATCTTTTTGAATGTGATCACCATTAGATTTGACTTCCCTCTTTTCAACTTTCGTGGTTTCTGTAGGAACAATATCTGTCTCTACATTGAAAGCATCGTTTAGGTCATCAAATTTTGAGGTTTTCATGTAATTGTACCACTGAATCCAAAGTCGTCACCCATCGGAATGACTGCGCTGTCAACACCATCTCCATCTGAAGTATTAGTGTAATCAATGCCTTTAATGTCTGTTCCTCTGACGTGTGATGTAGCAAGTGTAGAATCTTTTCCTCTCTGAACAGTGATTTTACTGGTAGATGCGGAGATCGATTTTACTAACATCTCTTCATTATCTATAACAATATAGAATTCATCCTTGATATTAGTGGTATCATCAACAGTAAATGTCTTCTGTGTTGCATCAATATCCTCAGCCAAATTAGTGACTACATCACCAGTATAATCCTTAATCGCCCTTGGTTTGATAGAGTATGTAACATCTCTCTCTGTGCTTCTCGCACCACCAGCAAGATACCGAACAGATACACCTTTGATAATATCTGAAGTTGCAGAAGAAACTGGGCCAAATAGGTATGTCTTTGCAGTGAATCTTAATGTGTAATATAAAACTCTTCTTGATGTAAAATCTCCCTCATATTCATCTTGAAATGATACATTCTCTAATACGACTGGTATATCTCTTTTTTCGTTTATCTCTGAAACTAAATTGACTGTTAAATTATATGATGGTTGAAAGAACGGTAATATTTGTTCAACTATCTGTAGAGCATCATCATTTAATTTACACATGATGTTCAATTCAAATTGCATATTATAAGGCACAGGCATGAACACTTTTTTTGTCGTGGTTTCTGTGTCTGGATCTTTGACTGTTATCTGTTGTGTTGTTGTTACCTTTCTTGTCGGATCATATGTCAAACCAGTGAACTCAAATGACATTCTTGGAAGTGTCATTGCAACTGACTTATTCAAATTTGGTGACTGCTCTAATCTTGCTAAAAACTTTCCAATAGGCCCATATGCGAGTGGGACTTTAGTTGTTGATTTATTTCCATCCGAATCTGTATGCTTAATTGAGAGATCATTAAACAACGTACCAAAAGAGATAATTGTCTTTCTAAATATTTCGTTGTAAAAATA